ACACGACGCTCTTCCGATCTACTTTTTAAAAGCTTGAAGAGCCTTTTTCTCTTCCGGGGACATGGCATCTTCCATCGCCTGAATTTTTGCAGCGGTTACCCCTTTTGCTAATTTTGTTTTATCATAAGCCCCTTTTTTATCCCCCTTCAAATATAATTCCATATTTGGCATAGTGACACCACCATAAACCATATGTCGCAAATTGTCCTTATTCATACCATGCATGACAAGAGCCATACGCATTCCTTTCGTCACTTGTACCTTCTTGCCATCCTCATAAACAAGACCGGTGTCAACCATCCCCTGCTTCTTATCAAAAGTTTTCATCAATTTTACGACATTTTCGTCCTCCATCACATCCGCAAGAATAGCTTCACCATCTTGCTGGATTTTCAGCATTTTACGCTGTCCTTCATTTAATTCTTTCCATTCCTGCATAAACTCTCCATCCGCGTATCCGGTAATCCGGCGAAATGCACGATAGGAATTTAGAGATTTCAATGCATACTCAGGCAGTTTTCTTATGACTTTATGCGTACTCATAAATGAACTTACACCTTTTGCCGAACGCACCTCATGAATGACTCGTTCTGCTGCCTTTCTGGCATTTGTTTCCCCTTCTTTGCGAATCAGCTCAGTTGCCCTTCGAATCGTTTTATACACCATTTTCATCGCATCATATACTTCATCCAAATCCGCGGATGATAAATCATAAATGCTGTTTCCATTATTCTTAAACCTATTTGCAATACGCTGTAATTCGTAGTCAATATCCTCATCATATTCCGATGCAAAATTGTAATCCGGATCATTTTTCATTTTCTCAAAATACTGCCTTGCATCATCTAACGCATTATATAATTGAGTTCCTTCTTTCGCACCCAAATTGACAGCCTCGCACACATCAATTACAGACCGAACCAAATCTTGTGGCACATACATCCCCTCTTTTGGTTTCATCAGCATCTGACGCATCTGTTTATGTAACCGTCGAATCTTATTCTTTGCTTCTGTCTGTTTTTTCTGCTCAGATAAATTCTTACGGTACTGACGATTCTCAATCTTCATTTCCGCAATCTTTTTATCCTGTCCTTTTTTTAATCTCTCGATGTACCTTTTTTGCTTTTCAATCTCATGCTGATACTTACGAATCAATTCTCCATTCTGTGTCGTCTCAATCACATTTGCATAATCATGTATCTTAGCATACGCCTCACGGATTCTCTGATTCTTGTTTTTTATCTGGTCATTCATACTCACCTTTAATCCTTCAAGGAATTGCTTTTCACATTCCTTGCGATAATCCTGGAGCATGGTAAGATACACTCGGTTTGCTTCCTTCCACTCACGCTCTACGGCGGCATCTGCCTTATCCTTAAACGTTTGTCTCTGTGGTATCATACTCATTTCCTTGTAAATATTTAAGGCAAGGTCATAAGATGCCTGCTCAATATCCTCTCCGTATGCATTACGATATGTTGGCCGCAATCCATCTAATACAGTCATTACCTCTGCTATCATATCACCGTCATTGGTATCCGCCTTAAATAACTCCGGATACTTCTCGCTTAACTCTCCCCAAACCTGATCAAGAGTCGTCCCCTCCGAAACAATTCTAAGCCGTCCGAAATTACTCTTGCGAAACTCTCCCATACTTCCATACATGTAATTTACTTCACTTTTCTGGGCTTCCGACAACGCAAGTTTTGTTTTACGGAAATACTCTCGTAAATCTTTGTACTCGTTATACAATGTCATATCTTTTGCTGTGCTTTTTTCAAGGACACCTCGTGCAATCTCAGAAGTAATCTTTAATGCCTCTTTATAATCCGCACCCTCTTCATTCATATAAGCATACAGTTTTGTCAGGTTATCCCGAAATGTTTCTGCATCAAAGGACGAATGATATTTTTTCAATATTTTTTTGCATACTGCCTCTACACGTGCCGGTTCCGGAATGTTTTTCTTTCCCGGCTTAAATTCACTCTGAAGCATCTCCACAACTTTCTTTAATTGCTCATTTTCTTCTACCAAACTTTCCTCTGTTGTCATAGTTTCTGCCAATGAATGACGCAGTTTTTCTGCACGCTCTGATACATGAAGGGAATATTTTTCGCCTTCACCGGATATAATGTTCTTGACAATCTCTTTGTATCGTGCTAGATTGTTACTATAATCCTGATGAAGTAAGCCCCCATGGGATTGGCCCATGGGCCACACTGCTTCATCAGGATTTACTTTTATTATCCGGTTTTCTTTACGAGCACTTTCAACATAATTCTGTATTGATTTCTTCCCATACAAACTGAGCATAACATTAGCAATCGTATGTTCACCTTTAACACGTCCACTACCATTGGGTTTAATTGCTGCAATAACAACATTTCCCTGATTGTCCTTTACATTTGTTACCAAAATTACATCCGCATTATTTTCATTTGTATTTGATTTTATAATCATTGCTGGTGTTTCTAATTGCTTCTGTAGTTTTGTAAATAATCCTTTTCCCAAACCATGATAATTTGTTTTTGGTTTAAAACGATTTTCTTTTTTTGCCTCTTCTTGCGTTTTTATTGTCGAATACACATGTTGGTTCGTCATAAGCATTGGAAGATCATTCCAGCCTAGTTCCTTCAACGCTTTTGTTGTTTCTCCCAGATAAACATGCGTGTAATCTTTTGGTACGGTATCATTTAGCACATCATCTATCTGCTTATCTAGGTCAACACTAATAGAGTAGCGAATGTCCTTGTTTTCCTTTGTTGGATTTTCATTCGTTATCTGTTTAATCTGTTCACTGTAAAACGGAATTACTACCTGATGTATAGTTCCACCTTGTTTTCCACCTTTATCAATGATACCATCATATCCGTTTTTCTTTAATACATCTGTTACAAAATCAGGAATACTGGTCCATGAATATGTTGTCCCATTTTTTATATCATTTTGCAAGCGACTTACAAACTCCTCCGGAACAACATTATTCTTATCCCACATATCCGCTTCATTTCCAACAGTAACTTGTGCATTTTCTGCAGCATCTTTTATTTGTTCAAACATATCTGTAGATATATCCGTTGTATCAAATGGTTTTGTCACATTCAAGTACACTTCGTAAACCTTTTCATCCCGATAATCTGGATTGTAATATTCTACATTATCAATTCCGACCATTTTTAACACTTGTCGAAAATCGTCCTCCCTGTCGTATAGTTCACCATCGTCAAGCCACGCCTGCACTAATGCTTCTAAGACATTTCCATTGTTTTCCCGGAGCAGATACGAATCAAAATTACCATTTCCATAATCCACATCCGGATTATAAATAATTGTTTCGTAATCATCATCAAAACAAATATGTCCTGCCTTCTCTCCCAATTCTTTCTTTTCCTTTGCAGATAATGTATTCCAAAGTTCACCAACAGATATATCTTCTCCGTTATGTTTTACACGAAACTGTGTATGATAATCGTTATATCTTTCGTCATAATCAAGCGATGTATCTTTCTTATCTTTTGAATAATTTTCTGCAATTTCCTGGTTATCCGTAAAATAGGCCATTGGACCAGATGTTGCCCTATTAGGGTCAAAATAATATCCTACACGGTCCGCTCTTCCGGTACCATGATACATTACTTTCAAGTTGCCTTTTTCATCCGTTATCTTACTATCTTTGAAAAACCCCTGCTGCTCCTTTGATAGATTATGACCTTCATTATCTACTTTCACATTACTCACCGTCGGCATATTTGCAACATCTTTTAGGTTCGTTTTAATATCATCTTGTATTGTATCCGGAATTACCTTGACCGAATACTTCCCTCTTTTCTCTTTTTCTTCACCCTTATTATTACTATCCAATTTCTTGTAGTTCTCCCCCGCTTTATCCACGGCATCCATGAACATCTGCTGAATCTTTTCCTTCTGTTCCACGTTGAGTTCTGCTGCCAGTCTGGCCGCTTTTGTCATAGGAGTATCATCAATATAGCTTTTTATCTTTTCAAATACATGCTTTACCAAATCTGCGATTTTCTGAAATACATTTTTCTTTGCATTCACATCCAGCTTCGCATCTTTCATTACCCAGTCAATAAAGTTTTTTGCCCCGGCTTCATCATAAAACACACCACTGACAGCATCGTTGATTAACTCTCCTGCAGCATCCTCATAACTTTTTTCACCTTCCACCTGCTCATAGGCTCTTTGATAAGATTCAATTAAGGCATGGATATCCTCTGCTCCATGTTTCTCTACTAGGTAATTAAGCATCACTCCCATTAATTTCTGATACTCTTTTTCCGACATTACCGATGCAAATTCCAAAGATTCATGTATCACTACACCAAATTTATTTTCTGCATCTTCCGCAAATGCCATCTGTCCTCTATCCATATTCAATAAACCATTTACCGTATCTGCATCTTTATCTGTGAGGGTATTCAAATCCAATACATCCAATCCGGTTTTCTTTGCCAATTCTTTTTTCACGCGAACAAAGCTATCCTTATCCTCCGAAGCATAGCGGTAATCTTCATATTCACCTTTTCCTTTTTTTTGCGCCGGCGCAACTTTGTTTTCTGCCTCTGCTGCCCTTGCGTTTTCTCCATGTGCCTTTCCTAATTCATACGCAAGACGCATTGCTCCCTTGTCACTCATTATACGAAATGACTTAGACGCCTGCATCATTTTATCAAAACTGATACTTCCCAATCTTCCCATGCGATATGCCATACGAAAATTATTTGCATAAACACCGGCATTATCCTTACCATTGTAATAATCCACAAGTGCCGTTGCCGCAGCCGCATTATCCATCTTTGATGCAATGTTAAACAAATCCTGTGTCCCTTCATCCTGAAAAGACAAGTCCGCAAGGTTTACTACCTCGCCATCCGTAGTCTCTACTATAGCCGATTCTTTTCCAATTTCCCGGAATCCTTTCACCTTGACCTGTTCATCGGATGCCGTAAATGCTGCATTCTCTGTCTTTCTAAAATTGGCATTCGTAACATTTTCTGACGGTGCAACATTTCTTTTTTCGACTTCAAGGTCACTCGTAACATTCTGCTTTGCCTTTTGCGGCTGTAGTTCTTGTACCTCAACCGGTCGTTGATTCCGTTCCATTTCCTCATCAAGATTCACACTATCGGATGTAGCATCCATATTAGCAATAGCATCTTCCTCCTGCTCTGACACGGATTCATTCTGCACCACCTCTCTTTTTTGATTAAGAGATACCGTTCTTTTCATCGCATTAGAAACAGAGGCATCCATAATGTCATACAATGCCTGCCGCTCGGATTCGAATTTTGCATATTTACTCTTTTTAGCTAACTCCTGTGCTTTCTCACGTGCCATCTGGTCGATTTCTACTCCCAGACTATCCGGCACACCACGAATGGCATCTTCATACGCCCTTGCAAGTTCTCCACTGGTTCTCGCTTCCGTAAAATTGTTTTCTACATTTTCCATGATGTCTACTGAAATTTTACCATACTTTTCCGTATCATCTTTTGCTTTCTCATAGGTATCCATACCCTTTTCTGCAGCATATGTAAGTAAATCTGCTCCTTCGTTTCCCTCTGCAATTGATGTCCCATTCTTTTTCACTAATGACTGATACTGTACTTTCGAGTACACATTCGCATAGGTACCAAAAAGACCACCTGAAAAAGCCCCTGCTGCCGTGTCTTCGCCCACCTGTATCCAGAAGTCTTTCCGTGCATTTTTCTTTGCCTCATCCTTTGACATTCCCTGTTGGATATAATTTTTAACATTTTCATTATACTCACTTTTACTTCCATTAACTGCACGGTCGACAAATGCATTTGCAAAGTCCGAAGCAGCCTCTTCTGACCCTTCTACCGCCCCCTGCTTTACAAGGTTCTTTGCAAAATCACGAAACTGTTTTGGATTTGTTGTTTTTAACGCTTCAAAACTATCCAGTGAAAACTTTTCGCTTGCCCACTCTGCCAAACCGGCTCCCAATCCGGTAATCAAAGACTGTCCGGCACTTCCTGTTCTCTCATAGGTGTCCATGTACGATTGATTTGCGGCATTTGCTCCCATCAACGCACTAGCTGCCCCACCTGCTAACTTGGTTCCCTTAAATCCTTTCGTCACAAGAATATCCGCAGCAGAATCAACCGTGGACATTCCGGCGTTATAGACAAACTTACCAATATCATTATCAATACCTTCGGATACTGTCTGTCTTACATTGTTCGTATAAGAACTGTATGGGTGGCTGGCATGATTAATGGGATAAGACTTATCTGATGATAGGTTTTTAACCGCATGATTTACATCCTCTGCAAGTTCCAACGGTGAAAGCAAGTTTGACCCCACACTTAACGCACTGGATACTACCGGATGTTCGTCTGCTATTTTTTTTATACCTTCATCCCATACCTCCTGTTCTTTATTATCAGTGTTAATGTTCTCGCTATCGATAATGTAATCTACATCAATTCCTTTTTCTTTTAATTCCTTTAACCTAGGAAATTTTTCATATGCTTGTGACAAAAACCCCGGAATGATACTTGCTTCCAGTTTGCCCTGTATCGTCGGCACTAAATTGTTTACTAAATGGTTTTTATCTGCACTGTATTTTCTTTTCTCTACCCACACGTAATCTGCTGCCTTTTTTACTAACTGCTTATCGGCATCCCCCAGCTTGTCATATTCATGCTCCAGTTCTACTCGTGGCTTATTACTTTCCAGTTCTGACATATACTCGACATTATCCTGGTACTTATTCCACAAACTGGTGTATTCCTTGTAATCTTCCCACGATACACCTTTTTTCCCTAACTTTTCCTCAAAATCTTTTGGCTGAACTTTTTCCCATTCTCCCGAAAATCCCCGTTTAAACAAACCACTATCCGCGATTTTTGACTTAAACAAGTCTTTATTTTTCTTCGCATTTGCAAGCGCAGTTTGAATTTCATCATAGTTCATTTGTGATGGATTTCTGTATGTATTACCAGATGAAGTCCGAAATAACTGGTTTGTCTTTTCCGCATTATTATTGCGAACATTACTTCCATTTGTGCTCTGCTGTTCTCTCTGCTTTCTTCTCTGCTGTTCCTGTTTTTCCCTTTGTTCCCGTCTCGGAATTTCCGACAGCATATTATTTTCTGCCTTTGCTGCATTGCGAATCAGCGTATTGGTTCTCTTATACTTTTCGCTGTTCTTTTGCGTTCTTTCTTTAATTTCTACTGCTTTCTCTGCCAATCGACGATAGCGGGATTCTGACTGATTCGTATAGTCGGTATCCGAATACTTTTTATCCTCACCATAATAAGAATCAGCCTTTGCTCTGGTCTCACTGGCTATTTTTTGTCCCTGCATATCTCTTTCATACAACTTGTCCTGGCTCTCAAAATAATTTGAAATAATACTTCCGGAACCGGATGCATGAGTATTCTGTTTTTTTTTCTTATTTGCCATAATATATATTCTCCTTACTTTTTCTTTTTGCTTTTCTTTGAGGACTGTTTCTTTTTGTTTTTATTCACCTGTTTTTCCAAATAGTCATTGTAAGAGCCTACTGTCTGTAACTCCCTGCTGCTAGGCAGATTTCGCATAAAATCAACATAGGATAATGTAGTCTTCGCATCTGCTCCGGCCGCCACTGCACTGTCATAGGTTGGATATTTGCTTAACCCTCTCGTAGTAGTTCCATCAGAGGTTATATATGTCGGTAAATCTTTTGCTGTATATCCCAATAAAACACTCCATACATAATTGCTTTGATCAGCAGATAACACGCCACTCTTTTCCATATTGTTCAAATATTCTGCGATACCCTGCGTGTCATTGTTCTTAGCCAATTCCTTAACCTTCGACTTAATATCCGTTGGAATCTTAATCCCACCGGTTGAAGATGCCCCTTTGCCCGACGCACTTCGTTTACTAGCGGATGCAGCAGCGGCCTTAGCTTTTTTTGATAACTGGTAATCCTTATTCTGCCAGTAATTGGATGCGTTCTGCTGCTGTCTCCACTGGCTGTTGCCATTTTGCTGTTCATACTTCCACTGCTGATTAGATACATTCGCAGTATAGTTGTTAAAATCGTTATTATATGCCGCATCATATCGATTCGCATAATAGTTTCTGTCATCCTGCCAATCGCCAACCTTGTCCCGATACTTCGCATAATCACTTTCGTCAAGTCCCTGATACATGGACAAGTCGGATCTCTGATTATCCAAATCCGTCTGATAACGGTTGTACGCTGCCTCGTACAAACTAGGAATTATATTATTCAAGGCTGACATGTTTTCCTGATACGCAAGGTTGCCGGCCGTAGCCGCATAAGAGTTTCCATATCCTCCGGACAACGCGGCCGCCTGCGCCGTTGCATTCTGCATCCCTAACTGTGCCTGCCTCTGATACTGGTCCTTATAATTCTGATACAAAGCATCCTTTGTATAGTCATAGGAAAAACCTTTGCGATTTGCAATCGCATCCGCCAATCCGGTTATCTGTGTTCCATACTTACTGGTATAAGCTGCCGGCCTTGCCTTCTCCGTCTTTTGCAACGTACTCTTTGCGGCGTTTACTGCTTTCGATGGCGTATAAGACTTTATTGTCGGTGTCTTCACAGTTGTTGCTTTGGTGATTGTTATTTTACTGCTACTGCTCTTCTTTTTCGCCATAATCCTCATCCTCCTCTTCTATGATGGGTTCCTCTACCACCGGTTCCGAACCCCATATTGCAAACACAGCATTTACCACATTTTCTGTCTGCTCCTTCAACAATTCTTCTCTTCCGGATACGGAATTGAGATAGGTTCGTCTATGATTCTCTCCAACCTGAGATTTCACTTCTCCATCAATTAGTACCTTTCTTGTTAAGATGCTCACACTCTCTGTCGACAACATATCTACCGTTTTTTCTTCGTTAATTTCCATTTCAATTCCTCCTCGTTAAACCTTTCTATACCAACCGTATACATACCAATCGCTATATGTTTTTCCGGACGCGTATGCCCCATTCTGGACATAATATGAACCACTGCCGCTAATTAGATTAAATGGTGAATTAGTTCCATTGCCACTCGACACAATTCCAATCGGATAGACATTTGATGGACGACTATGGTCAGGTTCATATGGCAGTCCGCTTATATGATGACAAGCATAACTACTTGTTGTTAATATCATTGCCTCTATAAATACAATGTCTCCCAGTCTATAATAATTTCCCGTAGCCGCTGCAATTGACGTTTTAATCTCATTACTTGCTGTATTAAACAGTCTAGGAGTCCATGTTCCTTTTTCGTATTTTGCTGTGTATTTTGTATAATTACTTGAATCCAGCAGCGTCTTCCATGTGTCCCAAGTTCCACTTGACATGGCTCTATGCTGCAATATTCCATTATTAAGCATGGCCAGTTGTGAATCCCAACCACTCGTATTATCCCAATTCATTTGCAGTATCTTTGCATCACCCCCGGGCTTTCCCGTTGTCATCTTAGAACTGGCAACAAATGCTTCTACTGCTCCCATCCTATCGGATGTACTCGATTTATCTGCAGATGCCGGACGCGTTGCAATATAATTAAGCAATGTGCTTATTCCTGCCGGCCCCATTGGTCCTTGCGCCCCAGTATCTCCTTTTGGTCCCTGAACACCTTGAATCCCTTGTGGTCCAGTTTCTCCCTGTGGTCCTTGTGGCCCTTCCGGTCCCGTTGCTCCGGTGTCTCCTTTGGGTCCTTGTGGTCCCGTTGCTCCGGTATCTCCTTTAAGGCCTTGTGGTCCCTGTGCTCCGGTGTCCCCCTTCGCACCAGTATCACCCTTTTCCCCTTGTTCTCCCTGCGGTCCCGTTGCTCCAGTATCTCCTTTAGGTCCTTGCGCCCCGGTATCTCCTTTCTCTCCTTTAAGACCTTGCGGCCCCTTAAAATTTCCAATCAAAAATTTTGCCATTGTATCACTTCCTATCTATTCATCCGGTAATATTAAATAAATGTCTCCAGTAGAATCTATTTCAAATTGAGGCGGTGTCTCATCATCTGTAGTAACCGCATATAGGTTTCCGTCAGCGTCTCCCATCAGATAAAAGAATCCATTAATTGGATTGATTACACCACTGTCACCTCTCTCGCCTTTATCTCCTTTATCTCCTTTTGGACCTTGAATTCCTTGTGGACCCTCTGGTCCGATTTCACCAGTTGCACCTCTCGGTCCTTGTAAACCTTGTGGTCCGGTTTCTCCGGGTACCCCCTGCAATCCTTGTACCCCGGTTTCTCCAGTATCTCCTTTGTCTCCTTTTACTCCCTGTTCCCCTTTTGGACCAGGCAGCCCTTGTGTCCCCTGTGGTCCACGCACTCCCTGAATTCCCTTTTCACCTTGCACACCTTGAATTCCTTGTGGACCTTCTGGTCCAATTTTTCCTTCCGGTCCAGTCAGCCCCTGCACACCCTGCGGTCCGCAATCACCTTTCTCTCCCTTTTCTCCTTGCACACCGTCTTTTCCTGCATCGCCTTTCTCTCCCTTTTCTCCATCTGCGCCTTTGTCACCTTTGTCACCCTTCTCTCCCTTATCACCCTTCTCTCCTTTTTCTCCCCGTAATCCGCCGCTCTCTAACTGTTGCTTTAACTTGTCTGCAATCTCTTTTGCTTCCTTTGCCATCTTTACAGTTTCCTGCACTTGACTAAATTTCTTTTCTGTCTCAGAAGTCATATTATCCAGTTCAAGATTATTTAAGATATAACTTAAATTATCTATCAGACGTATTATCCATGAATTCAACTTCTGAATATTTTTTCCATCCATACCATCTAATTGGATAGGGTCAAATTGCAACGTGGCCATTAATATCCCCCCTGTTCCAAAACTTTGGAAATGCTGTAAACCCTTGCATCCCCTTTCCCTCTTAACCGGATTCTCATATGATCACATCGAATCGGAAATATGGGTATTTCAAAACTCCGCATTGTTACAAAAGATGGAGTATCTCTCCTACTTTGTTCATATTTAGACTCCATATGTGCAGCCTCCTCCCATACTCCACAGGAATCATACATTACATCTACATCTAATTCTGAATCTAACGGCAAAGACAACCTCAAACATATTTTTGATATATACTTGTTATTGGGATAGCTTATCCCTATCAAGCCGGTTTCCGCACTCCACTCAAGTATTGTTTCCAGTCCTTCCTCTGTCGTGTAATCCCTTGATGTAATCTCCATTACTTTTCTATCATTCATATAAAGCAAAGCCCCATCCAGGTTTACGAATTTATCCATACTGCATAAAGATGTCTCATCCTCTTTGTGCCACATTCCTTTGCTCGAATCATACACAAGTGTCTCGTAACGAGTCGTGCGTATATTTTTCCCGTGCATATAGTATTTTGCCCCCAGTGCACCTGCCCTTACCTTTTCGTAGCGTTCTCCACCTAATGCTGCACTAATTGATACCGGAGTACTTCCGTCATACGCACACACATCCTCGCGTGATTTGTAATACAATATTTCATTCACAAGCACCAGACTTTCCGAACATCCCTTTTGCACACCACGGCATCGCTGCGTATTAATCTGATAATTTGCCGGATAAGAACCGTATACCTTATGAATACAATCCTCTTTGAAAAACAAAACTTGTCCGCCGTATGCTGTACATCCGGTAAATTCTCCATCACTGCCGACCGTTGCCGCATATGAATCTGCCGCAGTACCCAGATAAGAATACCAATTTGTCATATCTCCCTGCTTACAGCAGTAAATTTCATGTTTCTCCGAAGAACACCCCCATATACGGTTGTCACTTTCACACACATAATCCATATCCGGAACACTACGTTTCAATGTAATTACTCCAGTTTGTGTTGTATTATTGGTAAGCAGAGCCGTTACAATGATGAAATCATCCTTTTTATCCCAGATTGCCATATCCTGATTAAACGTATCAGCAATGCTTCCCGTCACACCATCAATCTTCACTACGTCATATTTTTCAAACGGCTTTCCTATGCCGGTGTTTGATATTTTAGTATAGCTTGTAGCCACTGCCGTCCACTGGTTTTCAGATTCACTCCACAACTTCAATGCATTTGGTGTTGTCCCCGTATCCATCCAGTAAATGGCACCATTAGAGCATGTAGTTATCTTTGTCCAGGTAGTCGTATACTTTTTAATCACATGCGGTGTCGATGATGTATCCAGCCACAAATCATCTGCCTTCGGTGATTGAGGTGACGCTGCTCCGATAGACGGTGCCTTTGTAATAGGGGTAATATCTGCCCCATCCAGCGTACACGTGGAAAATGTTACCGTTCCTGCCGTTGCCTTTGATGCCTCCATATCTTTCAGCGTCTTGTCATTTGTATTAAATATCTTTTTGTCCGGCCAAATAGCCACATACGCCCCCATACCACACATTACTTTAGTGCTTTTCGCAAGCTGACCAATAATCTGCCAATCGTTCATTTCTTTGTCTGTATATACTAAGTTGCCATCCTCCACAAGCAAAATTCCGTTTTTCGCATACATTCCATAGATTTCTCCGGTACGAAACAGCATTCTTCTCTTTCTTCTGGGTGCCAGTGCCGGGTAATAATCGGATGTCATGTTCTTCTCCATATAAAATTCATTTTCCCCACAATTCATGGTATGGTTGTACCCGCCAAAAGCAGATATCATATCCCTTGTTGTTTCCATTTCTGTAGCTGGTGTTATTGTCAAGGTTACACCCCCGTTCTTTTTGGCTGCATTGGCATATGATTTCGAATATACCAGTTCTTAAAATCCTGATACCCATTACTGAATACCGCAATCTGGTTATTGTACATTCCCATATCACGATTATAAAAATCGATTTGAGCCATCAAATAATCAACATACACTTTCGCATAGGTATCCGGTATTAATAGGTCTTCATTCATATGTTCTTCATCATATCCATCAAATACAACGTCCACATTTTCTTCATACCTGCTAATTACCTCATCATAAACTTGTCCATCAAGTATCGATAACCATTCAATTTTTTCCATGTCCGAAAATCGGTTTGGTCTTAATCGGTCTGCTTTTTCAATTGCTTCCTGCACTCTCAACTTTCTCACCTCAACCTAAAAAAAGCGGGGAAGGTCACTGCTTCCCCGCAACTTTCCTCTTATCAGGGGAACTAATTGCTTTCATTTTTTGCTACTAACTCAGAAATCTTTGTTTCTGTTTCCTCGTCTGCTTTTTCAGAATTACGCAATACCTCAGCCACATAATATGGCACCTCAACTTCCACTCCGCGCTGAATGCGGAATGTAGTTCCGTTTACAACTACGGTAACGTCTTCCGAATATTTATCCTTGTCTTTAAACAATTTAATCTTAACCAAACGCGTAATATCGTCCTTTTTTGCTGTTGCCATGATTCTTCCTCCTTTTTCAAATGGGTTCCCCTCAAAAAGAGAACCCATCCTCTTAGTTTGCTGTTACTGTGCCGGCTTTAAAACCACACGACTCAATACGAATCATGTACTGTTCCACCAGACGCTCTGCCGTCTTAATAGCTTTCCAGCCAACCGTTGAACGCTGATTCAACGGGTCTTCTCCCGAACCCAGCTGTTTGACAATATGCTGTAATCCGCCACCTTCTACTTCGGTTACACCGTAGGCGTGTGCTGCAATTACCATTGTGCAGTAAACCGCCAAACCTTCCGGACAGGTTTCGTCTTTCAGAATTTTGGCTTCTGAATTTTCTACGAAGCGGATATTGCCAATGCGTCCGATTTCGCCCTTCCACATCTTATCCGGTGTCGTGTACTTATTCCATTCCTCAAATCCCTTTGATGTTTTCACATCATAAGCAGCGTTCGGATGAATAACACATACAAAGGCATCCTCTATTGTTTCCGCGTTTACACTTCCAAGATAGGCTGCTGCCTGCAAAAAGATATCTACATTCAATTTGCAGGTTCCATCCAATGTCTTTCTTGTAAGGACCTCTGTGCCGTCCGATTTAGGTGCATACATTACATTGGTGCCACCGCTAATTACATCACGCGTAATGGTATCTAATGTACGTCCAGCCTGCGAACCACTTAACTTTGTAGCCTGCACCACATTGTTATCAATTGCTGTGAGTTCCAGCACATCCGTAAGAGTGATATAATCACCGTACTGCTGTACCTCGGATTTAACCGTGGTCACCTTCATCTTACTACCATCCGGTGTCACGCCTTCCTGCAAAGGTTTCGTGTTCTTCGGTAACGAATCATACTTTCTAAATTCGATTACCTTACCACCGTTTTTCGGAATTGGATATTTATCACCAAACTGGTCAAACACCAATTTTGGCTCTGCCATCGTAATCAGAGATTTTTCATAAAACTCTTTCATCTCGGCAGTCATTCCCGAGTCGCCTGTTGTATTTGGATTTAAATTCCCTGCAAACATCTGTAAAGACATTCGTTTTGCCAATTTTCTTGCTTTGTTCATTTTACTTACCTCCATTCTGCACATCGGTCAGAATGTAATTTTCTCACCGCGTGCGGCTCTTTTTGATAACTCATCGATATCTTTTGCTGTCAACTTGCTTATGTCAATTTTCTGCTCTACGGGCTTTGAAGAAGTATTTGTTCCATTCTCAGCCGGACGCAAGCCTTTCGCGCGAATACCATCCGTCACGCGCTCCGCTGTTTTAGCTGATGCCATCTGCATAGCTCCTCGCATGATTTCATCGTGATGCGCAACTTCGTACGCCGTTCTTACATCAATGCCATTCTGCAGCAACTGTAGGAAGTCTTTATTCTCAACCTCCTCATCAAAGCTAAAATTCGGATAAATTTCCTTTAATGCGTCTGCCTCTGACATCCACTTGCTATACGTTTCATCTGCCTGACGAATTCTCTGCGTTTCCTCAGCCGCTCGTCTGAATTCTTCATTCTGCTTTTCCAAACGATAGAATTCACGATACTGTTCCGTGGACATTCCCTTTGCCATGGCACGCTCTTCGAACATGGAATCATCCTCTTCCAATGCCCTTAACATGTCATCCGCATCTGCGGTCTTGTCCAATCCATAGCGCTGTGCCACAAAATCAAGGACTTTCTGCGATGATGATAACCGCTCTTCCATTTCCTTGGTCTGCTTAAATCTGTCGTTAATCACCTTCTGAACACTCTGGTTATATTCATCTTTGAACTCCCCTTTAATCATGTTCTTCCACTTGGTTCCTCTGTCCTCTGTACTTTCCTCACCGGTGTCTGTCTGTACCTGGACAGTCTGCTGGTCGTTCTGACCCTCTAAGCCAGTCTCAACTTCTGCGCCTCCTGCTTCTCCTGCGCCCTCTGCAAACAACTGCAAATAAATTTTGTTTTTCATAGGTTTCATTCCTCCATCGTCTTTCCGAAGTGTCGCTATCATCGTCTTTCCGAAGTGTCGTTTCCATCGTCTTTCCGAAGTGCCAGTGTTTTTCACATCACTACCATATCACGGTTTAAATTTCGTTTACCCCCAAACTCCCATGGTTTTTGAAATTAAAATTTTTATGTACTCCGGATACTGTTCCTCCAGAGCAAGCAAAGCATCTACAACCATACCAAACACAATGTTCGCTCGTAACTTACTTCTGTACGCCGTATGAATCATAGCAAGTCCGCTCTTGACTTCCACCTGCTGCCCCGGATACATTTCTTCATGGTTTTCAATTTCGTTTGCCAGCATACCAACAATTACGGATACTGCAGCACATACAATATCCTTTCCATGTTCCGCGTATCCTGCATGTCCCACTACATTCAATTCAAATTTTTCTTTTGACCACTCAATTTGTATATTTAACATACTAATACTCCTATACACTCGCCATACTGCTTGCCTGCTCTTTTGCTCCATCCAAACGCTCACTCTTTGTCATGGCTCCACCTAAGGAATCATTTTTCATTGTCTGTTTAGAATCCTGCCCCGGAGGATTTGGGTCACCACCATTTACGACCTCCTGACCCTGCATTCCAGTCATCTGCATCAATTGCTGTACCTGCTGCTGCAGTTCCATCAACTGCTGGTACATGGTTCCATTATTTTGGATTTTCATAATAATTTTTTCTTTGCCCTCAAACTCCATCATATCAAGGCATGCCAGCGAGGCATCCGCATTGCCGGGAGCGAAAAAGCCTTTATCATAAAACTGGAGTGCGAGTTCATTCTGCGCCATTCGTGAGTAAGTTGATTTCTTGGCCGCCGATACAGTAACGTCAAAGATAGGCAGTCTCTCTCCTACTTCAACGCCCATCTCTTCTCCACCATCCTGCGGAATCATGCCACCATTATCAAAGGTTGCAAATTGCTGTTCTCCTTTTTCGCCCAGTATGCGAAATTTACGTGGTTCATCGTAAAACTGACGTATCAGTTCAATAACCATGTAACATTCTTCCATATATGCCCGATAGGTTCCTCGAATCATATCACGTGACAACTTACTTCCTGCCTCCTGCAAGGCGGCAATTGCCGTAGCAGCAGTAACACCACTTTGTGTACTTCCCTGCGAGAAGTCACGGTTACCTGATGTTTCTTTCAATTCGTTTATCTTTTCCTCTTTTACGTTGATACACTGTGTTGGCGGAACTACTGATTGCATTGGTTGAATATCATCCGGATTTCCGGTGTAGTGTACAACTTCCTTAGTCCAGTCGTTAAATTCATCCTCATTGATTCCTCCCGTGTCTTTTGAAAGGTATCTGGCTTTGCTTGCCTTGATAGCAGAATCCAATATTACCTGGTCTAATTTGTCAATATAAAGCTGTGGGTCTTTCATGATATCTATGTAACCAAATCCCACTGGTGTCCCCTCTTCCGGGAACATAACATCAAACACATACGGATACATCCCATGGTCATAATATCCTCTTTCTACATACTCCGGGTCATTTTCGGATGCATACAGAATCTTGTCATTTACGAATTTGCAGTAATGCAGTATATCCTTTGTTCCATTGTCTTTTTTGTAGTACCAATCTACAACATACGATTTCTCCGAAGTGTCGACATTTTCCGCGTTGATATATTTAGTTAGTACGATGTCACTTCCCGTCAAATCAATATCCGGATAACGCTGTTTTAAAATTTCGTTATCCATCAATTCCACATGGAAAAGGTTTGCAGATTCCTGAATCTTGTTAATACCCGGTTCCCAAAACAAATTCAGTATATCTATTTTGGCAATGTTAATATCACCAACGCCATTGTTCTTACGCGAATCCCATACTATCTTTTTCACACTGGCTCCCTGTTTCAGTTTGTACCACGCACAATCGTTATACGTTTCTTCGTATCGATTGTATTCAAGAACTACCGGCAGAATGGAGGTCAGTGTTTTCGCCGTCTGTTCATCGGATGACTCACGTGCCAGTACGGTAGGTTCCGGGAAGTTGTCCATCATATCCGCATGCTTGTTATTAATCGAGTTGTGCAGCCACGCAGAAACCGGCTCTGTCATTCCTTTCTTTTTTTTCTTCTCCTCCGATTCAACAATTCGCCAATGGCGTAATTTCCACCATTCTTCATTGGCTCTTATTTTTCTATCGAACCGGTCTTTCCCCTCTTTGTATTTCTTTAGTGTTTCCGCCGCTTTTCTCACATCATCCTCTGTCAGATTTGTGAGTTTTTCTTTCTCATACTGTTGCATTTCCTCTTGTGTGTTTGGTTCTCCGGCACTTCCATCCAATTCTGCCTGCGGTGTCGACTTTTCGACACTTTCAGGCATAGGTGTCCTCTGATCTTCCATCTTTTTTTCTTTCTTTTGTGCAAATAATTGTAAATTCATATTCTGCCTCCTAAATCATATAAAATTCATATCTGTTTGCATCTTCATTTGAGGTTGTCCTTTGATTCAAAGGATCATCCCCTATATGGTCACGCTCCAGCACATTTTTCCTTGGGGATATTGGATTATCCATAAGCACATACCGGCACTCATCATAAATATGGTCTTCCTGTGTAGTATCAATATCCTCCACATCGCTCTCGCTATACACAAGTGCCGGGATTGTTCGGATAAAGTGTTTACATGTATCAAATACCTGGAACATGGTATCTCCATCTTCATCAAATGCCATCCGGTAATGATACTGCATCTTTCCGGCAAGTCTTGCATTATCGCCCGGACTAAAGAGAATGTTGTTTGGGTGTTTCTCCATCATTTCTGCAATGGATTCACCACGTGAGCAATCCCATATGGACGGGTCTGCGATACCTATTATCTTTCTGCCTTTGAGGTTTGGGTCCTCATTTTCAATTTCCCTAATGTGTTTTGCCTGCTGGGTTGGGTCTAACTCCAGTCCCACATTGGGTTCACCAGTGCAACCATAATACTCGCGGATTCGATAAATCTTTCCGTTTTCATCTGCCGCATACCATCCAACGCTAAAAGGTTTGGCGAACCCATAATCATATCCACGCCATACACGCCAATAGGATGGTATTCTGAACGGCTCTATAACATGAGTCCACTTTCTGTCTTTATAGTGTTCCGGGTCATTTCTCCACTCTTTGAATACTTGTCCGGAAAAACTGTCCCACGAACCATACAATAACGCTTTACGCTCTGCCTCCGGCAGCATGGCAAGATTGTCCAAATAATAGGGGTCATTCTCTAGTAATTTTTTGTTATCAAATACCGATGATGGGATAAAGATTCTCTTTCGTTTCACCTGAATCTTTTTTCCGTCCGGATCAAGAATTGTCCGTTCTTCGGTAATCGGTGTTTCCGGCGGTGCCGCTGTAATAAACCGGTCTTTCACCCATGCATGGCCAACACCACCCGGATTGGCAGTTGCTCTCATGTATACACGTGTTCCCGGTCCGCTTGGACGGTTACGTGAAAACATATATGAGTACTCTTCCCAAGTAAAATGCGTCAGCTCATCAAAACCGATGAAATCATACGCAAGTCCCTGATAATTTAATCTGTCTTTCGTATGCTGCATGGTTCCAAAGAAGATTTTCGCTCCAGACGGAAACGTCCATTTCTTATCAGTTACATTGTATTTCGCCTGCGGTACCACCGCTTTATACAATTCGTTGGAACGCAATATCAACTCTTGAAGTTGAGGATATGTCTTACGAAAAATGATACCTTTATAGTTTGGCACCTTAATCTGTCGCATTGCTTCACACAACATAGCATCCGATTTTCCTCCTCCTGCTGCCCCGCCATACAAACATTCATACTCCGGACGACACATAAAAGCACTCTGGCGTGGCTGTGGCGACCAAACAATTTTACTCATCCTCTGCCTCCTTAACCAGAGTAAGTATCATTACACCTACACCATCCTCTTCGGTCTCAATCTTGTTCTCAACTTTTTCCCGCCACTTATCCGGTTTGCGGTTCTTCAACCAAAACACTTGTGCTCCCAGTTCCGGCGGATAATAAACTTCCTGGTCTACCATCACTACCTCTTCACGCTCACACTTACGTTTTCCGTTTTCATAGTCCACTTTTTTCACCTTAAACGGCTTTTTCTCAATCCTGGTAAAACCAACCGCTTTTTTGAACAATTCATTCTCCACTTGTGCGTCTGAAACTTCCCTCCCTTTTTTTAGGCGTTCAGAAAGTTCAGAATGTTCTTGCATGTATTTGTATAATGTTGTTTTGCTAATCCCCAGTTTTTCGGCTATTTGCGACATTACAAGACCTTCTCTTGTCCATCCCTCAATCAATTCCAAATAGGGTTCAACTTTTACGCTATATTGACTTTTTGCCATATCTGATACCCCCTTTTGGTCAGAATAACAAAATCTTTGCTATCTTTCCCCCCTAGTTCCCATACAAAAAGGCACCTGCCATTGACAGATGCCTCTCTCTTCCGTTATTTTATTTTGTAAAATCCACTAATGTACCACGAAGCTGGGGTTGTTCCAGCGTTATAATCGTTATTATACAGCTCATTTTCTGTACCACTTTCACTTATTTTATTTAACGAAGATACCTTAAAATTCTCCCCATTTACTACTGCTACCGGACATAACATGGCTGGTCTATCTGAATTCGGTGCAAATGGCAGTCCGCCTATTTTATAACAAGCATAATTACTTGATGTTATTATCATTCCCTCAATCCACACATAATCACCATGCCGGATATAAGAACCATATTGAGCTAATACTGTATAGGTTGGTGCAACTGTACTAGGTGTAACATATAGAACCGGCGTCCACGTTCCCCTCTGTTCTAATTCTTCCAATGCCGTTATACGACGATTAGTAGATAAGTCGCTCTCTATGTATTCCATATGCACTACTTCAACTACATCTTCCGCATTGCTCTCGCATATCAATACAGGCATTCCTTTTCCTGATTCAACTCTTAATATAACATCATTCTCCGCATCATCCACCGGATACAACCGCTCTACGGATACACCATAATCTTCGTTGATATCTTTCTGCACATGCCATACATAAACTTTCTGATTTGTCGTTGCATATATGGCATATTGTACTCCTTGATACGGATAACTGCTATCAATAAATGGTGCTAATGAGCTTGAACGGGTATCTCCTTTTTCTTGAATTTTGAAATAGCTGCTTTCTAAAACTTTTTCCACGCGCATGGTGCCGGCAAACTGCAATACCACTTGATTTTTCCACGTACTGCTTTGTCCTTCAAAAGCCCCCACTTTTGTATCTACCCAGCCTTGTCCGTCATAATACTGGAACAGTCCATCATGTATACGCAATCCATGTGCCCCGTCACTGGAATGTGTTTCATGCAAACAATGCTCATGCATGGTGTCATTTACAATTTCTTTGTAGTTTTCAACTGCTGCCTCGTATTCATTCACCTTAGCCACCATCTCATTCAATGTATCCTGCATTTTCTGATAAATCGAAAGATAATCCGAACCGCCTTGGCATCTTACGGATTCCTCAACTCGAACCACGCAAATATCTGTTGTTATCCTGTCTGTCTTAGCTCCCGCATAGCATCCAACAGTAAAATATTCCTGCATCATCACTTTGTATGGTACTTCACACTTACCATCTTCAATCAGAACCGGATAATTTTTTCCATTTGCCGTAAATACCGCTATTTGAATCAATCCATCCCATTCTGTTGGCAGGGAAAACTTTGCCTGCACATACTCTCTCGTATTTCCAACTAAATCCGAAATTGCTTCTGTACATTCAATATGCTGACCAGTTACTTCAAAACTTATCGTTCTCATCTTCTCAACTCCTTTTTCTTTTAAGCATATCAATCATTCCTTCTGATTTCTCCCCTAGTTCCCATAACTTTCATCCAGCATCTTACCATGTTTGCACCTTTCACAATTTTTATAGCAATGCTTTTCTTGAAAATCGAATTTGTCCTGTTCCGTCCGGAATCGTGTGCCGCATATAGTATGTTCTTCTAATCCCTCACACGTTATCATCTTTTCACTTTCCCGGATATAGTACGCACACTCTGTCCGGTATATTCCCGGACCATAGTATCCTGCCATTCACTCACTCCTGTCCTGCTGCCTTTGTGCTTTTTCTCCCTCCTGCATCAACAAGAGGGAGACTTTTTTTACCATTTACCTTGAAATGTTCTTTCCAATATTGTTTTCTGTTCCATCAAATCTTCGTCCTTATCCCAACCTCTTGGAAGTAATCCGATTAACGATGTATTGTTTCGCCATAATAGTATTTTTCCAGACTCCTCTATCCTATATGGTCCTTCAATCTCCATGTCATCTGATGTTTTCGCACTTTCATCTATCATGTTGTACAATCCTTCATTGATTGGCGTCAATTCAGAGCCATTTGTTAGAAGTCTGCTAATTACCCCAAACTTCGGTTCCTCAATAAGAAGATTCGTTTCTTCCAGATATTCGTCCGGTTCTTTTTCTGCTAAAAGAATCTTCATCTCGTCTGGTACCAACTGCTGCCGTGACTCATTTTTATGTATTCGGACATATTCATCCCGTGGCAAATCTCCAATAAGTTCAACAAGAGCCGCTTTTTCAGCATTAGGAAAAAATTGTTCTTGAATGGCCACAAACCAATAGCCCCCAACAATGTAATACACTTTTGCCTTTTCACTGTGTCCGACACTCAAATTGTCATTTTTATAGGCTTCCTTTAAAAGTTTCTTAAATATACTCGTTTTGATAAACATAATTCATAACCTCCTTTATTCATCGATATAGGTTGCCGCCATGTCGGCAAGATGCAAATATACAGCCAATTTTGACCGTTTGTATGCCGCGTTTATATCCCGGCTTCCACCTCTGACCGCATCGTCAAAGGCTCCCATGTGCCACCGGATGGCAAGTATCTCCTCATCCGTCAAGTTCATAAACCGCTGGATGATAAAGATTGATTTTTCCCCATGCCCTGCTGGGAAAGATTCCGTGTTGTGTACATACGTTCTTTTTGTCTGTTTTTCTCCAGCCTTATGCATCGTCACCGGAAAAGATTTGGTATTGTATTCGTATGCTATTTTCTCCTTTTCAAGCTGTGGCTTATACAAATCCACTTTACATACATCGTGCAGCAATCCAACAATAGCAATTGTTTCTTTTGTATATCCTTGAAGCACCTCTTTTTTCATTAAACGATTCATAACATTTACAGAGTGCTCCACCAAGCCCCCTTCATAACTTCCATGATATTTTGTGCTCGCAGGTGCCTCTAAGAACCCTTTATCAACAAGATAACCTAAGAGCTTGTCCGCTCCTCTTCTTTTGATATGTTTTTTGTATAATTTTACAAATTCATTTTTCATTTTGATTCCTCCTTGGTTGGCATTTCATCACAGCAAACTGGATGTAATTTTCTCAAAAGTGCATCATATCCGTCAATTACATATTTCGCCGAAACCTCATAGCACTTAATTCTGTACTTTGAAGCTGTTTCTTTTTCGATAAAGCAACCATTCCAATCGTACGCCTCCCTAATACCAATAAATACATCTGCCTGTGCCAGCTTTTTAAGGCTTTCTCCTAAATACCACACCGCTTGGTTATTGCTCTTTGGTGGATTATCTTCTATGTAACTGTCAATCAGTTCCAGTTCTTCTCCCTCGTAAATCTCTGCGATTTTCTTCATCTTCTGAATGCTTTCTTTGATTTCTTTTTCTGTTCTGCCTTTCATAGGCACTGATACAAATAATTTTTTCATGTTATTCATCCTTTCTTTTTTATCATCCGAATACTGATATTCCACAACACTAGCATGGCTACAGTTTTTAAGATGTTTGCAATTATGCTCTCTCATATATTCTAAATTGTTACTCATAATTACTCCTTTTCCGGCTTTTCACTTTTCTTCCTCATTTTCATAACTTTTTAAAATACATTCCGTCGCGCCGTTCAAATTCAATCACCCATACGTAAGGATTCGCATCCCAACCGTAACGGTCGAGGTCGGATTTCTTGATGGTTGAGTTCCAAAGTATCTCCCACTCTTTTAATGCAATCTCCATATCTTCGCAATGAACTGCTGCCGAAAGTAATCCTTCGTTGCGTATTCCATCAATATCAATATCTTGCAACCGCTCCGCTTTAACATTAGTAATTTTCAGAAAAATTCGTGCAGCTTCTTTCGGCATGTGGATGGACGGATGCCAAGTATCAGCTAAAGAATATTTACTGTCCTCGCATGATGCACGGTACATATAGCATCCATGTTCTTTCTTCTTAAAATCATATATCACTGGATTCTTGCATCCATCTGGAGTAGTATCCAATCCGCAATCCCAACATGGACACCATCCCCATGTTTCTCGGACATACAATACATCGCCTTTTTGGTATGGCAGTTTAAAAAACTTCTCGCCATATCTCGGATAACTAGTTTCAAATGTACCTCGGCATGATATTGCGTTCTGTGGTGTAAATGCGGTATATCCAAATTCTCCATCTGGGGGAATATATCCTTTCACAATTCGCCTTGTGCAAGTCTTTCTTCCGTTTAGAATTGCCCGAACCATTTCCGCGTTAAACAATATAGGTTTTATGCTCATTTTATTACCCCCAATCTATGATTTATAATATACAAATCAATCTTTTCGGCACATTTGTTACACACTTGATACTCTTTCTGCTTACCATTCATTTTTACGCTACCATACTGGTTAAAATCTACATTTACGCCATCTGAATTGTAATCAATTTCTTTTCCACACATATCGCAATTTACTTTTATCATGATATTTCCTCCTATTCTGCTTCTGATTGAAGCCATTCAAGTATTGTTGGTGCTTTTGCTCGGCAATCTTTGCAAGAAATTTTACCTTGCCCGCAGTCTTTATCTGCATATCCTATAAAATCTACAAAGCAAGTGTATTCCCTTTTCTGAATAAACTTCGCCAACTCTTCATCCGACATATTCCTGATTCTGTCTGCGTTAGTCATCTTTTTCTCCTTTCAGTTATGTTGCATCAAGTCAAGTTTCATCTGTCCAGCACACTCATCACCAATCGGTTTTAATGGCTTTCTAGGTCTGTAACCATCCGCATTTTCGTAGAAAGCATCTACATGATTAAAAACGTATAATTTGCAGTTGTTCGTAGTCTTTGCTGTGCTTTCCGACATGGTCTTATTCTTCTCTGTGCAATAAATACCGTTCCCGGTTACAAGGTTATTGCAGTACCTACAATATTGAGCCATGATTCTTCCCCCTCATGAAATACACATTTTCTGGAATCATTCTTTTCCTGCTCCTTTCTCAAACAAATTCCAAAACTTGTCCGAACATTCTTTGCAAAAATTCAACTTCAAGTAGTCGGCTTCTACTCTTAACCAGTTTTCGGTTTTCACATTGTCGGCGTCTATTACTTTTTCGCAAATATCACAAGCTATTTTCATTCTTACTCACTCTCCTTATAAGGCTTTGGCAACGGCATCCAAGCCACAATATCATCTGCATCTTCATACTGCTCAAAATAACATCCAATATCATTACAGAAGGTTGTTACTTCAACATTTCCATGTTTTGTTGTAATCAACACCTGTTGTTCGTCATCTGGCAATTTACAATCATACATAAACTCATATTCTTCATATAGTTTCTTTTCTTCATCAGTCAAAGGTCTTACTTTGACTGGAATCCATCTATTAGTTTCTGTCATTATTTATCGCTCCAATCTATTATTCTTTTTCATCCTTTTGCCGATATATTTATATCGAATATCATCTTCTCTTTTATCGATTAAAATTTCTGTATGATTTTTATCTTCCAAACAGACATATTAAATATATAAATTTAATAAGGAGGT